ATCAAACGCGAGAAAGAGTCCCTGATGAGATTCGCATAGTATAGGATGCCAACCAAGACTGTTGCTGCAGAAACGATGCAGATCGGCAAAAAAAATGGGGGGAAGCACTGGACCGAGGCCGAGGTAACCGCGCGCCAGGAGGCAGCGGAGAAGCTCAAGCGGGAAAAAGCAGCGGCGCTCAAGCCACCCAGTTGGTTGAGCAAGCGAGCACTCGCAGTATGGCATGAAAAAATCAGACAGGTGGCCGGGCTGAGATCCGCCAGCGAGCTGCTGGACGTGCTCGACACGGAGCTGCTGGCCGTCTATTGCGACGCGTATGTGCAGTACCAGGACACGGCGACACGAAAGCAGAAAAGACCGGATGACGTAAAAGAGATGCAGGCGTGGTCGCGGATCCTGAGCGCATACGGCGAGAAGCTGGGATTCACGCCCAGCGCGCGGGCACGCCTGGTGAAGAAGATCGCCGACAAAAAGGAAGACAAGTTCGGGAGCAAGTTTGACTGATGGACAAACTTCACTTCACGACCACCTACGCGCTGGAATGTCTGGAGCATAAACGTGTCGCAGGGAACATGGAGCGACTGGCGTGCCTGCGGCATTTGCGGGACCTGGCTCGGGCGGGGCAACTCCCCAAGGGGTTGATCAAGCGCGTCGAGGCGGCGAGCGGGCAGACGGTCCCGAAGAAGGAGGCGGCTTTCCCGTGGAGGTTCGACGAGGGGCAGGCGGACTTTGTAGCAGTGGAGTGGTTTGCGAGCTTGCGACACGTCAAGGGGAGGCTGGTGGGGAAGCCGATCCAGTTGATCGACACGCACCGGTGGGAGATCTCGATGATCTTCGGGTGGGTTTCGCAGAGCGAAAAAATCAAACGCACCAATGGGCGGGTGGTGGGAGTGCGGCGGTTTCGCAAGGCGTTCGTGACCGAAGCCAGGAAGAACAGCAAGACGACGCGCGGGGCGGGCATCGGATTGTATATGCTGGTCGGGGACATGGAAGCCAGCCCGGAGGTGTATTGCACGGCGGTCGATCGGAAGCAGGCGCGGGTGTTATACAATGCCGCGAAGGAGATGGCAGACGGCAGCCGCGATATCAAGAACCGGCTGAAGGTTGGGAAGTACGAGATCAACCACAAGGCGAGGGGCGGCGAGATGGTGGCTTTCTCGGGGGATGTCAAGAACAAGGATGCGTTCAATCCGAGCTGTGCGTTCGTGGATGAATATCACGCGCATCCCACGTCGGAGCTGTACGACCTGCTGGAGTCCGCCCAGGGACAGCGCCTGCAGCCGTTGATGTACGTGATCACGACGGCGGGGATGGACGTGGAGAGTCCCTGCCACCGGGAATACGATTACGGGAAGATGATCCTAAACGGGCAGGTGCGGGCGGACCGCTACTTCGTGATGATCCGCGAGCTGGACGAGGGGGACGACGAACACGACCCGAAGAACTGGGCGAAGAGCAACCCGCTGCACATGTCGGACCCGATCACGGCGCAGGAGTTCAAGGATGCGCACGACGCGGCTTTCGATTCTAAGGACCCGGCGAAGATCCGGACGTTCCGGGTGAAGAAGCTCAACGTCTGGGTGCACGGCAACGAGAACAGTTACATGGGCGATTACCTGGTGCCTGCGCCCGGCGAGGTGCTATCCAAGTGGGACCAGTGCGCGGTGCCGCGCGAGAAGTTCGAGGAGCTGACGTGCAACCGGTTGACGCTGTGCGGGCTGGACCTGTCGAAGAAGATTGACCTGACAGCCTTGGGGAATGTTTTCCTGCTGGAGGATGGGCGGGTCGCAGTCACGGCGCACGGGTTCATCCCCGAGGGTGCGGTTGACCGGCACGAGCACACGGATAAGATCCCCTACCGGGTATGGGCAGACGAAGGATGGCTGACCATCACGGATGGGGACGTGACCGATTATCACAAGGTGGGGGACCGGATCCAGGCGGATGAAAAAAACCTGGGGTGGAAGGTGCACCAGATTTGCTATGACCCGTATAACGCCACGCACTTTGCCATCGAACTTGGGGACCTGGGATACATTGCGGTCGAGATCGCACAGTGGATGAAGGTGTTGAGCGAACCGACCAAGCTCTTCCGGGAGCTGGTGGCGAGCGGGAAACTGGTGCATGACGGTTCGCCGTTGCTGCGCCAGGCGGTGGGAAATGCGATGCAGATCGTGGACACGAAGGAGAACATCATGCTGTCGAAAAAGAAGGCGGGCGATACGCGGCGGATCGACCCGGTGGCATCCATCATCACGGCGATGGTCCAGATCAAGGAACTCGAAGATGGAGACATGAGCGGGATCACGGAGGAAGGGTGGGGCATGTGATGAAACGAAACCGATTATCCGCCGGTGGACGGGCGGCACTGTGCAGGCTGGGGGAGGAGGCGATCTCGCTGCAGTACGACAAGCCCAGGCGATTCGAGAATGCGCTGCTGGCGATCGCACTATCTGATCCGCGGTGGATGGTGTGGGTCGAGCGGAACCTGCCGAGGCGCATCGATAAAATGCGCGGGAAGTTCGATGCGTACCTGATGCTGGTGGAGGGGTATGCACGCTGGCGAACCCTGGCGGGGTACAAGGGTTTATTTCGTGAGCAAAACGGCTGGCTGATCTTCAGACACAATTGGCCATTTAGCGATGACGGTGCCCTGACTCCAGGGTGAAAGGATAACGATGAAGATCTATATTGCAGGACCGATTTCAGGCAAGTCCAAAGCGGATGTCATGCAATATTGGGATGAAGCCAGGAGGCATTTTGCGGATCTTGGCTATGAAGTATTTTCTCCCATGACAGGGAAAGATCATTTCAGAAACGACCTGCCATCTGAAAAATTCGTATCAACCGGATATAAGAATCCAATCAGTACAGATCATGCAATCACTCATCGGGATCTGTGGATGGTTCAAAATTCCGATGTGATCTATGTGAATCTGTATAAAGCTGAGCGCGTGTCCATTGGGTGTGTATCTGAATTAGCCTGGGCGAAGGCATTCGGGAAACATGCGGTTGTGGCAATGGAAGATGGCGGCGTTCATGATCACGCGTTTGTTCGAGAAAATGCGACCATCGTATTTTCAAACCCAGACGATGCAGAAAAATACCTGGCTGCTCTGATCAGATAAAGAATCCCCGACGAGCAAAATCCAGAGGAGCAAACCAATGTCAGGTAAAAACCAGAACGATTACGGGAAGATCCGGGCGGAGATCGTCGAGGCGCTGAAGGCTGGGGCGAAGACGAACTGGAGGGTACTGGCTAAGATCGTAAATTTGGACGAGGGCACCCTGCGAACGGCAGCCAGGCGGGAGTGGGATGTGACCGACCCGATCGAGCTGCTGGGGCAGTCACTGGCAGGGGAGATGCCGAGGCAGTTGGGGACGACCATCAAGGAGGGGGCGAACACGCTGGAGATAGAGCACGTGAGCGGGATGGTGTGCACGCTGGACGAGGCGCTGAAGGTGAGCAAGACCGACCTGGGGGTGTGGGAGGTGCGGGACCACCTGATCAATTTCTGGCCGCTGGGGATGAAGCTGAAGCACGGGAATATCGAAGAGCCATATTCGATGCAGCTATGCCAGGTGAAGGTGTGGCTGGTGCGGAAGAATTTGAAGCCGATCATGCCGGTGATCCAGCCGGTGGAGATAAGGTTATCGGCGGATTACAAATCCGCCGTAAGCGAACGAAAAGACGTAAGCGAACTAAAAGACGGAAGCGAACGAGGGAGGGGCAAGGCGAAGGGGGAGAAGCTGCAGAGGATCCTGATCGTGCCGGATGTGCACATGGGATTCAGGAGGACGATCCACGGTCAGAGCCTGGTGCCGTTCCACGACCGGCGGGTGCTGGACCTGGCGGTGCAGATCTTCCAGGGGGGGGAGTTCAACGGGGTGCATTTCATCGGCGACTGCATGGACCTGAGCGAGTTCAGCACGAAGTTCACGCCGGAGCCGGAGTTCTATTTCACGACACAACCGGCGCTGATCGAGTGGGCGTGGTGGTTGGGACAGTTCCGGGCGAGCGCGCCCAGGGCGGAGCTGGTGGAGTACGAGGGGAACCACGATAAGCGGATGGGCGACATGATCGTGGCATACATGCGGGCGGCGTATGGGCTGAGACCGGTGGACGAGATCGAGCTGCCACCCAGCCTGTCGGTGGAGAGACTGCTGGCGCTGCATTCGCTGAGGGTGGAGTACGTGAAGGGGTATCCGGATAATTTCAAATGGATCAACCAGAACGTGATGATCCGGCACGGGGATACGGTGAGGCAGGGACCGGGGGATAGCGCGAAGGCGGTGATCAGTAAATCGACTTACACAACGATCTTCGGGCACGTGCACCGCACGGAGCTTGTGACGAGGAGGATCAAGACGCGGG